AATTTACTAAAAATGTATGGGATAAAGGTGAACAAGAATATTTTTTTGACTTAGATTTTAAAGCTATTAAAAAATACTTAAAATCTCATTGGCCCGACGAATATATATACTGGGGGGATGAAAATTGGGATCGTATATTAGAAGATCATTACTTAGATTTATATTACTTAGTAGATATTGAAAACAATAATGATGTAGAAATATCAATTGATCATACCCTAAGGTTTTATTTAGCTGATTATTAAATACGTTAAAAAAATAAAAAGCCTTTTGATAAAATTTGGATTTGTTGACATGGGTTATTATATTTACCCAAAACAAAAAGGTCATGAATCTAGATGAAATTAGAAAGCGCATGGACCGCTTGCAAAATAAGTCCAACGGTAAGTCAAAATCTGACTACAAAGCCAACTTTTGGAAACCACCTAGCGGTGAGAAATCAGTTATTCGTATTGTGCCTTATAAGCACAACAAGGAAGTACCATTTACTGAATTGTATTTCTACTTCGGCATTGACAAACCCAGAATGATGTCACTCTCAAACTTTGATGAGTCTGATCCAATTTTGGAGTTTGCGTCACAACTTCGCAAATCAAACGATCCAGACAATATGGCATTGGCGAAGAAGCTTTACCCTAAAATGCGTACGTTTGCACCTGTACTTGTACGTGGTGAAGAAGATAAAGGTGTGCGTTTCTGGGAATTTGGTAAGTTAGTCTATCAAGAACTCCTTGGAGTTATGATGGATGAAGATTATGGTGACATTACTGACATTGCTCAAGGGAGAGATATCACAGTTGAAGTAATCCCATCAGCCGAAACTGGTAAAATGTTTGATACAACTACTGTTCGTGTTAAGCCAGTTCAAACTCCACTTGCGGATAATGCTGAGACAATTGAGTCACTTCTTGAAAATCAAAAGAATGTTACTGAATTATTTACTAAATTTTCATTTGATGAAATGAAAGAATCCCTCCAAAAATATCTTCAACCAAGTGAAGAAAATGATACTGTAGAGGCAACCCAACCTGAAAAAGGTAAAGTTGATCTCGATTCTAAAATAGACGATTTATTCGGTTAATATGGCAAGAAAAAAATCCAACAACTTACCCCTCGAAGGAGGAAGCCTTACTGATGAATTAGCTCAGTCGCTAAACAAAAAATTCAGTAAAGAATATAATCAAGTAGCTTATTTTCTTAATGGGGGGGAAGAATCCCCAACAGATGTTACTTCGTGGGTATCTACTGGGTGCACACCTTTAGACTTGGCAATTTCTAATAGACCAAATGGGGGTTTACCTGTTAGTAAAATTGTTGAGATTACGGGCTTAGAACAAAGCGGTAAATCCCTCCTTGCTGCTCACGTTATAGCTTCTACTCAAAAACAGGGTGGAGTAGCAATTTATATAGACACTGAATCAGCATTGGACGCTCAATTTTTAACTGCCATAGGAGTTGATGTTGATAAAATGCTTTATATACCTCTTGATACAATTGAGGATGTATTCGAAGCAATGGAAGATATTATTGTTAAAATTCGCGAAAAACAAAAAGACAAATTAGTTACCATTGTTGTTGATAGTGTTGCTGCTGCTACTACTAAAATTGAATCAGCAGCCGACTATGATAAAGATGGTTACGCTACTGCTAAAGCAATTATTATGTCTAAGTCAATGCGCAAAATTACCAATTTAATTGGTAAACAAAAAATCCTGTGTGTATTTACTAATCAGTTACGTCAAAAACTAAACGCAATGCCTTTTGGTGACCAATACACAACATCAGGAGGTAAAGCGCTTCAATTTCATGCTTCAGTTCGCTTGCGACTTAAAGGAGTAGGTAAAATTAAAGAAAAAGTTAATGGAATAGACACTGTAGTTGGTCAAGAAGTAGAATGTGAGGTAGTTAAAAACCGCCTAGGCCCACCTAACCGAAAAGTGCGTTATAGCGTATTTTATGACTCTGGTATAGATGATATTTATGGAACACTTAAACTACTTAAAGAATATGGAGTTATAAAACAAGGAGGAGCTTGGTACAAATATACTACTGCTGATGGTGAAACTCATCAATTTTTAGCTAAGGAATTTAGTGATTTACTTGAGAGCCACCCCACAGCAAAAGAAGAACTGTATGAAGCCCTCTGTGACAAATATATTATGAAATATCGTCACGAAAAAGAAGAAGGCTTAGATCGTGACCCTGAAGATACAGTTGTAGAAGATGAATAATTTTGAAAACCTCCTAAATAATATAACCCCAGAAGAGAAGCACCCTAATGACAGGGTGCTTCTTATTGATGGTTTAAATATTTTTCTAAGGGCATTTGCTGTAAATGGTTCTTTAAATGAAAAAGGAGTCCCTGTTGGGGGCATAATGGGATTTTTAAAATCTCTAGCATTTGCTATTCGTGAGATGGAACCTACTAGAGTTATAATTACTTATGATGGGACTGGGGGTAGTAAAAGAAGAAGAAAAATCAATCCTAATTATAAATCTAATAGAGTACCTAAACGTGTAACTAAATTTGATGCTTTTAATTCTTTAGAAGATGAAAAAGAAGCTATGAAAATACAGTTTAGAAGATTACTTAGCTATCTTGAATTACTTCCCGTTGATGTTTATAGCATAGATCATGTTGAAGCAGATGATGTAATTGCCTATATTGCACAAAATGTACTACAAAATGAAGTTATTATTATGTCTGCTGACCAAGATTTTTTACAATTAGTAAATGATCGAATTGTAGTCTGGTCACCTAATAAAAAAAAGTACTATACTAAAGAACAAATATTTGTTGAATATGGAATACCCGCTCATAATTTTTTAATGTATAAATGTTTAATGGGTGATAAGTCAGATAATCTAGAAGGCATTAAAGGTTTAGGCCCCAAAAAGGTAACTAAAGTTATCCCTGAAATCACAGGTAAAGAAATGAATTTAGATTATCTTATACATTATGCCTCTACACAAGATAGTTTAATGCATAAAAGAATTGTTGAAAATAGGGATAGATTAGAAATAAATGAGAAAATGATGTCTCTTAAAGATCCTATTATGGCGGGGCAAATAAAAAACCGAATAAGTGATTTAGCTTCTCGCCCAACAAATTTGCTCTATCGAAATGATTTTATTATGTTATATAATGAAGATCATATGGGGAATAACCTTCAAAACCCTGACATTTGGTTAAAGGAACATTTTCTTAAATTAAATAACCTTGCAAAATTAACACATGAGTAAATTAGAACAATATGGCCATAATTTTCAGGTTAAAGTATTATCTACACTTGTTAAAGACAGAGAGTTTTTACAACAAGTAGCAGATATTGTTTCTCCTGATTTTTTTGATAATGAAGCTAATAAATGGATTGTTAGTAAAACTTTAGAATACTTTAATGAATTCAGAACTACTCCTACAATGGAAGTATTTAAAGTTGAAGTAGAAAAAATTAAAAATGAAATTCAACAGGTTGCTGTAAAAGAACAACTTAAAGAAACCTTTAAATCCTCCCAATCTCCTGATTTAGATTTTGTTAAAAAAACTTTCCTTGATTTTTGTCAAAACCAAACACTTAAGTCTGCTCTTCTTTCCTCAGTCGATCTACTTGAAATAGGAAACTATGAAGATATTCGTAGACTTATTGATAATGCACTCAAAGCAGGTGTAGAGAAAAACTTAGGTCATGATTATATAGATGAAATCGAAGAAAGATATAAAGAAGAAGCCAGAAACACTATTGAAACCCCTTGGAACGAAATTAATACCCTACTAAATGGTGGTATAGGTACAGGAGACTTAGGACTATTAGTAGGAAATCCAGGTGGAGGTAAATCTTGGGCATTAGTTGCTTTAGGGGGACATGCCGTTAAATTAGGATATACTGTTTTACATTATACACTTGAACTTTCTGATCTTTATGTTGGGCAAAGATATGATGCTTTCTTTACAGAAATCCCTGTTAATGAAATTAAAATCCATAAGGGTGAAGTTAAAAGTGAGTTAGAAAATTTAAGAGGAAAATTATATATTAAGCAATATCCTGCGGGTAAAGCCAATGTAAATACAATATTAGCGCATGTCGATAAATGCCGCGGCCAAGGCATTGAACCTGATCTTATCGTGTTAGATTACGCAGATCTTTTGTATACTAAAAATGCAAAAGAAAAAAGAGATAAGCTAGATGATATTTATACTTCTTTAAGAGGACTATCAACTGAGCTAAAAATCCCTATATGGACAGCTTCCCAAAGTAATAGATCAGCTGCTAGGGATAATATAATACAAGGTGATCAAATTGCTGAAAGTTATTCTAAAATAATGATATCTGACATAGCTATTTCACTTTCACGGAAAACTGAAGACAAAGAAAATGGAACTGGTAGGTTCCATGTTATGAAAAATCGATATGGGGCGGATGGATTAACTTTTAATGCCCTTATGGATACTGCTATAGGAAAAATAGAATTCACTAATAGAATAAATAATGAAGAAAACACAGGACCTGATGGAGCTGGTTTTACAGGCAATGAACGAAGAAATTTACAAAGAGCTGCTGAGAATATTTTTACATTTTAATCATATATATTGTATTTATTACTACATTAATCAAAATCTTACAATAAAATGGCAAAAAAAGACCTTAAAGAAGAACGTATCGTTTATAAACCATTTGAATACCCTGAAGCATTTGACTATTGGTTAAAACAACAACAGGCCCATTGGATTCATACCGAAGTCCCAATGATGAGTGATATAAATGATTGGAAACAAAACTTAACAGAAACAGAAAAAAATATAATTGGTTCTATCTTAAAAGGTTTTGCCCAAACCGAAACAGTAGTAAACGACTATTGGACAGGATTGGTTACAAAATGGTTTAGGAAACCAGAAATCATAGCAATGGCGACCACTTTTGGGGCTATGGAAACAATACACGCCGAAGCATACTCACTATTAAATGAAGAACTTGGACTCGATGACTTTTCAGAATTTCTCGAAGACGAA